ACAATGACCCCGCCATGCAGGAATACCACGCCCTCGTGAAGCAGATCGAAGCGGGATACCCTATGCACCCGCAAGAGGTTCAGGACGTGATCGATGCGCTGAACGAGGCGGGATATCCGTCACAGGCAATCCTGCTGGCGGGGATGAAGATCAATTGGGATAGGTGATCGAGCAGACCCTATCGAGCGTTGCAGATTCAAGTATGCAACGTCATCAAGAATTTCTTCCAGTCTTCTGCAACGGTATGGGCGGAAAACAACTGGCGCGATCTGTGCCGCTGCCAATTGCTTACGTCGATCGCAAGCGCGTCGTCTTGGAGCAATGCACGGACCACATCCTGCGCCGCTCCGATGCTTTCCACCGCCAGGGGCGCCGGGGCGTCCTCCAAGATATCAGGAATCTCATAATATCTGGAATAGTGCGGATCATTGATCGACGGATGAGCCGCAACACTGCGGCCCAACGTGACCAACGGTATCCCGACCATCATCGCTTCCATGAAATTGAGCGTGTAGCTGGCCGGGTAGGTACCTAGCGAATAATAGACGCGATGCGCACTGTAATAGCCCTGCATCTCATCATAGGTTGCGGTCGGGCGAGAGAACTCGGACGGAGGGTTCCCGTTCCCATAGAGGACGCGCGGGAAGGGGGCCGTCGCCTGCTCATAGAATTCAAAGTTGGCGTGGGCCAAGCGACGGGTCGCCTGCTGGTAAAAGCTCAGGACCGTCTTTTCGTGGCCAGACCAGGACGGGAAGTCCTCTTCGAACTTGCCGAACCGGATAAGCGCATCGGCCCCCGCATAGTCGGGGATGTGGCTTTCATTCGGTGAGTATCGGACAATCTTTATCCTATCCCGATGCTGGGCCATCCAGCGCTCGAGCGGCGGACTGCTCTGCCCGATCGTGCGGAAGATAACCGGCTTCTTGATGTCTGCGGGGATCATCTCGACAATGCTGTGATCGTGCACCACCAAAATGACATCGAAAAGATCAAGGAACGCTGCCGACTGCACGCAACTCTGGGGGGTCAGCTTATCCCTGTTCCATAGATCAAGGGCGCCCGGCACTTGGCGTGCGGAGGGGATTGGCGGGCGAACAGCAGAAACCGGCTGCAAAGGGTCGCTCCACCCGCCCGTAGAAAATACTGAGAAACCGGCATGGCTCAGAATTTTGATATCATCATATTCAAGATAGCCGTGACAGCCGATGTAAAGAATCTTCTTGTGCATCATGGGCCTACGCCTAGCGGCCCATACGGTAACCCGCTAGCGTTTAGCGCAGAGCGCATCCCATTTTGCGTTGTGAGCGTCTATTTCCTTCACAGTCTCGTCGCTATCCGCCTTGTTCCCCGGATCATCGGCCTGCCCCTTGGGAAGCTGGGCATAGCTGATCGCCTTGAAGGCCGTGCAGGACGTGTCAGTCACAATTCTCTGGGGTGCGGGAGTGGCGCAGGCAGGCAGCGTTGCGCACAGCAGGATTGTGACGGACAGCTTCTTCGGCATTGATCGCCTCCAGGGTTCGGTTGAGGGTTTCAGTGGCCGCCTGCTCGCGGACCTCGGAGGCTCCGGCATCGCGGGCTTGGTCGACGGCGCTGTCCTGCGCACGGTCGGAGCAGCGGACAAGGAGAAGGATCAGCAGCAGGACGCCACCGGCCGCCAGCGCGGGCCAGAAGCGGCGGAGGAGGACGAGGGCGGTGGGGATCATTCCACCCACACAAAGCGCTGATCGAACACGTCGGAGGCCTCCTTTTCGGTGATGGCGTCGGTGCGTAGGATTTCCGCCACATAGGATGGTAGCAGTTCACGCGGGATGCGCTTGGGCATTCGGAAGCCGAGAGATCGTCGACCGTCCTCGAAGAAGCCCAGCACGATGAAGCCGTCGAGCGCAGCATCTGGCACCTCATAGCCCGCGATTCGCCTTAGCGCTCCCGATCAGCGCGCCGCGCAGACTCTCCGGCTTGTCGCCAAAGTCGAAATCCTGCGGGGTGCGCAGCACCTCGATCGGTGCGCGACCATCCTTGAAACGGATGCGGCGCAGTCTCATGGCTTCGGTTCCGGTGCTGGAGGATCGACAGCGGGCGCGTTGGCGAGGCTCTGGCCCATGCGATCGAGGCTGCGCTGCGTCCACCGCTCCTTGATGCTGTTGATGATCGCCATAAGGACGGCGGTATAGGCCGACGCCTCCGCCGCGTGGTTGAGGCTGATCGCCTGCCGGATGGCGAAGATCATGCCGACGGCTATGATGCCGAGCAGCATCACTTCGCTGAAATGATCCGTGGGCGGCTTGATGGTGATGAGAGAGCGGTTCATGCCACCCTCGCCAGCCAGCCATAGAGAAATGTTTCATTGGTGCTTCGCCCTTCGCACAGCGACAGATAGCGTTCACCCTGCAAGGCGTTCAGCAACAGCAACAGCCGGCGCTCGCCTTCGGCGCCGCGCTTTTTGAGGAAAGCTCCCAGCGCATCGCGGGTCTTCTGCCCAGCATTGCCGTCAACCAGCAGGTCCGCGAAGTCCTTGGCTTGGTTGTTCAGGCCGTTCAGCGCACGCTGGAGGAACTGCGCCGCGACCTTCTGCCCCATGTTGACGCCAGTATCGACCAACTCGGCCGCGATCGGCATGGACAGTTTGCCGATAAGGTCGAACCCCGGCGCGACGACATACTGCTTGAAATAGACGCCACGGGCAAAATCCCGCGTCATCGCCTCCATGGGGCCGGTGTAGCCATTATCCCGCGCCGTCGCGATCGTGATGCCGAAGTTGGTTTCGCCGCCGCAGTCCTTCGGGTCGTTCACATAGCCACCCTCGTTCGCCAGCACGTCCTCAATGATGCCGTTGATCGTTGCCATCTTCCTGCCCCTCTTCAATATCGGAAATCGGCTTGCCGAGCGTGTCGACCGTAGGCAGAGAGACCGCCATCTGCGTCCCGCCCACGATCGCCCGACAGATGTTCTCCAGCTCATGCGCTGCGAGCCTCACAGCCCTGATCGCATCAATGCTTTCCTGCTGCGTTGGCGCGCCCGTCATTTCCCAATCCTTTGCTCCAGGTGCTGGATGGTGACGGTCAATGCGGAGAGGGCCGCCGCCAGAGCGCGGTCGCTTTCGGTCCGCTCCCGCTCGTTCTGCTGGCGCGCATCGGTAATCCGGGTTTCACGCCAGACCAGATAGGCGATCATCAGCCCGAGCGGCCCGAACTGCCCGAATGTCGTCCACATCTCAGCCGTCACTATTCCACGCCCCCGCGCTCATGTTGATCCACGGGTTACCCCGACCCTTGGCGTTTTCGCCGTTGTATCCATCAGCGACCTCATACGAAGAAGCTGCCGGTCACATAGATTTGTACGCCGGTTTTCGACGCCGGGACATTGGCAGTTCCAAAATTGCCCAGCGCCCCGTTGCTGGTCAGGATGCGTATCAGGATCGTCCCATCGGTCTGCATTTCGCCGCAGAAGTCCTTGGTATTGTCAAAGGTGACATTCGCCATCGAACTGATCGTGACGGCCTGCGCATAGGTCGGCAGGAACGGGATATTGGGCTTGACCCGAAACGCACCTGATGCCGTCGTGAACGCGTTCGTGTTGAATAGAAGTGATGTCTTGAACTGGCAGATGCCGCCTTGGATGCGGTAGGATGTTGCCTGAGTTGTGTAAGTAAAAGAGGAATCGCCGGGAGTGGCAAAATCTACGGTAGCGATGGCGGCAAAATTGCGGTCAAATGAGTAATTGCCAAGAGCGACAGATGATGGAAGAGAAACGCTCCAGCCAAGCAAGGCATTGATTTCTATGTCATGATTCTCATCCGACGAAATCGCAACCGCGTTTCCGCTACCTGTCCCAATGTCGGAGAAGCGCGGATCGCGCAGGGTGAGGCGGCCGGCAGTAGTTTCGAACACGGCTCGCGTGCGTACTTGATTGGTAAGGCCAAGGATCTCACCGCCGATCCACACAACTTCGCCACCGGACTGAGTGAGGAGTGGTTGAGCCGTGCCTAGAGCCTCAAAAAAGCCGCCTGATTGCGCAACGAAATAACCACCAGTTACCTGGATTAATGACGCCGTCCCGCCGCCCCCAGGCCCAAGGAATAAGCCGCACGGGCCAAGCGCCAAGCGCCCGCTCGTCATGCTGATCTTGAAATCGGTATTTGATCCTGTCGAAGCGTACCAAGTGCCTACCGAAAGATAGGCACTTGCGATCTCAATTCGGCCATATGTTCCGTCCAGATGAAATTCACCGATCGTACCGAAGAGGTGGCCTCCAGCGTCGGACTGATAGAATTTGACGCGCTGCTGGAAGGTGGCGAACAGGCTTATGGAGAGTCCATCCACTCGGCCAATTTCTGACCAGGACTGCCCATCCTGATAAACCTGATAGAGAAGCGGCACCGTGCTTTCGGCGTTGCCCGATCCGTAGGGCCAGAACTTCAGAGCCTTGATCGAGGTCGTATCATAAGCATGATCGATAATGAGAGGGCGGTTGAAACAGCCCAATTCGATGACGCCGGCTTTCATGCCGCCGCAGCCGTCTGCGTATATGCCATTCCATCCATTGCTCACGCGCACATCGCCAAAGTCCGGTCGGTCTACGCCGGAACAATAGATGGCCCAAGGATACTGAATAACATTGGCTCGTATATTGGTGTTCGGCTGATAGAACTCAAACCCTATCCCGTCATGGCCGTATGAAGTGTCCTCGTAAGCATTGGTCGTTATATCGACGCCCAATGCAGCCATATCAGTGAAGGAGTGCGTTGCATCACCGATGACAAATACACTTCTGGTCACGCCGCAACCCTGGATGCGCTGCCCCTTGGTTGTTACGCTCGTAAGCCGAAGCCATCGGCCTTCAGGAACGAACACGTTGCGGCCAGTGTCGAGGGCGCGTTGCAGGGCCGGCGACCAATCAACGCCATCGGCGAACTGATAATAATAGGTGAAATTTACTGACCCGCCATCCATGATCGCGGTTTCCAGCACCTGGAACCACTCCTTGGCAGTGCCATCGTCGGGAAGAATCGGCCCGGTTGCGCTGCCCATGTTGGTGTCTGTGGCGGCGATACCGATCGCTACAGCATTGCTCTTGATAGCCGCATCGCCAGAAGTGGTTTCCAAGGCCGTTTCAACAGCCTGCAACGCCTCCTTGACCGTGCTGCCAGTCGGGATCGTGGAACCATCGAAGGTGCCCATGTCATTGTCAGAGCCGGGAACACCAATGGCCGCAGCCTGCGCCTTGCCGATGATCTGGGAATCAATCGCCTGCTTGGTCCGCAGCGGCGTCATCGTCGTGGCGTTGTCAGCCCCCGCCTCGGCCTGCCCCTGATTGGCATAGGGGCGGGCTGTGGCAGCAATCAGGGCAGGCGTAGCCCGCAGCACCGCTACGCCATTGTCCATGACGATCGATGCATCAGCGGGGACCGATGGCGCTGCGGGCAGATCCTTGGGGCGGATAGGCTCTGCCATCAGGCGCTCCTTGCCTTGATTATCTTGTTGAAGATGATGGTCGGCTGCACATTGTTGTGTGCCTCGCTGCCGCCTTGGGCGGTGATCGTGTGCGAGTGCGCCCCGGCTGAGCTTGTCGCTACGCCAAGGTCGCCATAATAAGTGCTCGTACGGATATTCCAGCGAGCGGTAGACGGATTGTCGGAGCCTCCAACGCCAACCGCCCCGAGCGTCGTTGTATGCGTGTGACTACCAGCAGAACCGGTTGCGCCTCCATGGTCATGTGAGGGAATTTGCGCCGTGGTGAGGGTATGCGCTTCACTGCCGCCAGTATCACCGAGCACATCGCCATCCACGCCGCCAGATTGATCCGTCAGGCGGTTTGCAGAAACGCCGCCCATATCGTCCTTGCCAGCGACAACGCGGCCCCGGCAGTCTGGAAGGTTGAAGGTGGTCGAACCGTTGCCAGAGCCATAAGTCGTGCTGATTATGGCGAACAGGTCGGCGTAGTCGGTGCGCGACACAGCCTGCCCGTAACAAAGCAGGTAGTTGGTCGGCGCCACAGTCCCGGCGAAATCAATCACCGTGCCCACAGGGACGCCGCTGGTTGTCGCCTGGGCAACGGTGGCGAGATCGGTGTCAGCCGAGCCGGGGCCAGCGTTTTGGACCGTGAAGCCGCCCATATTGAGGGGGGCGCGCATTCCGCCCAACCCATTGCGGTCGAGACTGTTCCCCAACGCCTGCGCGATGTCCTGCATCGCTGGATTGTGCTGGCTCGGCTCGATTGTATCGCCAGAACTGACGATCGTGCCGGGCGGGAGGCTGTAGCTACCGTCTGATGCGCGGGGCAATGGGCTGGCTCACTTCCTTGGAATTGAAGGAAGCGAAGAGTGGGAGCCAGCCTCGCGGAATTAGGGGGAATTTAACATGGTCGAATCAGGTAGGCAAGGATTGACCGCCATGGTATTGCTGAAGCCAATGGCCAACCAATCTATGCTCTATATCGTTGCCGTTATAGGTGGCAGCGTGTTCTTGCGGGCCGCCGTTACATCTTGGTGGCAGTCACACAAGGCGAAGGTCGCGGCTCGCGGCATACCACTGCGAAAGAACCGCAGCGGCGTCTATGTGGCGCGCAGTTATGTGCGGGGCATTGAGCGAGCCATGCACTGGTTTCTGCTATTGGCCATCTTGCCACTATTTCTGCTAGGCCTGGCAACGCGTATCTTCATGGGGCCGTCTTAGTCCCCCATCCAGTAGGGGTATGTGGCAGTGGTCGCGGCGGTTCCCCCGACGCCACCACGGCGGCTTGCAATCTCCTTGGCAGCCTGGACCGCCGCCTGATAATCAGTCTGACGGGCCTGCATCTCCAATATCTGCGCCACCGTGTCAGCCGGGTCGGGGTTTAGCGCGATCGGCGCGATCTGTTCGGCTCGCTCCATTGCCCGCTTGCCAGAACCAAGACGGAACATGTCAACCGCCCGCTTCCCGACGCCGCTGCGAAGCAACGTCGCCACAGGTGCGCCTGTAATAGCGGTCTCAACACCACCTTCCAATATCGGGCGCAGCAACCCTTCATCAGCGAAGGCCTGGTCAGCAATCGCGCGCTCGGCAGTGGCTGAATTGCCGGCCAGAAAGTTTGATGTGCCCGCCATCTTGTTCTCTAGATCACGCTGGAGAAGCAGCCGCGCAACATCGTCGCCCTGTTCGGGGTATAGCACGGAGAGGCGCCTTTCCGTCGCAGGCGTATTGAGGATGCGGAAGGGGTTGGTAGATTTTGACAATCCTTCCGCGCCTTGAACAAGGCGGTCGCGCGCGCCTAACTGCATCAATTCCAACCGTTCGGGCGTTTGCCTCCCTGCCTGGACAGCGAGAAGGTCGGGGTTCTCCGTTAATGCCGAGCGACCTTGGAGCAATGCCTCGCGTTCTGCCGCTGGCCCTGCGTAAGCCGCGCGCGCCTTACCGTATGCCGGGTTGAGCGTGTCCATTTCCTGTAACAATGCGCGAAGAACAGAGTTTTCCGCCTTGCCAGCTTCATCCAGTTCCAGTTTGCCTGTAATCTGGTTGCGGTGCTGCTCTAGCGCATCATCCATGCCGCGCTTGACATAATCGAGCGTCTGTGTCGTGTAACCGGGCGATGTGGCAGCGGTGCTAACCGTAGGTGCGTCAGAAAGCGCGCCATATGCCGACGCAATATCAGACTTTGCGAGGTCGTAAGCAGCCTGTGCTTCTGCGACCGTCTGCCCGCCAGTTCCGCCCGTCAATTGCGCAGCCCGCGCCCTCTTCAATGCTTCTTCGGCAGCGAACGCGTTTGCTTCAGCCTGGCCGATGCGGCCCAACTGATCATGAGGGATCGGATTAAGAACAATGTCACCGTTGGCATCGAGGGCGAGCCCCATGCCTTGCGGATTGCGCCGCTCGTTAGCCGCAATCGTCTTTGCCCGCGAAAGCCCTTGCTGGCCGAAGGGGGTGGCAAGCAGTTCATCAAGCGTCGGTGTGTTGACTACTGGCGCCGCGTATGCTTCCTCATAAAGCGGACCAGCGGCGGTCCGCGCCCGCTCAATCAAATCATCTGCGCGCTGCGGCACGTTGTCCAGCGGCCCCAGATCACGCGCAACCGCACCACGGAAGCGGTCGATCTGCCCCTGCGACCGGCGCGCCAGCATATCACGCACCTGCCCTGCGACAGTGGGATTGCGGCGGATTGCAGAGCCGGCCAATGCGGCAACTTCTGGAGACACATCAGCCAGCGTCATCGGCAGGCCCAAGTCCTGCCCTTGCTGCAATGCTTCCTCAACGGAAATGCCGGTGCCGCGATCCATAGCGTTGATTACAGCGCGCTCCCCTTTGTTTAGAGGGTCCTCAATGCGACTCCCGCCTACCAAGCCTCCGGCTTTACTGCCGAGGTATGAGCCTCCTAGCGCTGTAGCGGTGCCGCCAATAGCGCCATAGAGAGGGTCGTCAGACTGCGATGCGCCAGATGCCGCACCATAGATCGCATCCGCAGTCATAGGGTTAGCAAGAAGGTTCGCCACGGTCGGATTAGCGACCATGCGAGAACCTGCGCCCAAGCCAGCGCCTGTAGCAGCGGTCGCCAGCGCGCCGCCTGTCAGACCGCCAAGGAAGTAGGGGGCGGCATTGTCCTGCGCCATCCCCATGGCAACATCCGTGCCACCTTCGCTGGAGCCAGTCAGTTCCGCGATGTTGCCAAGCTGGCCTGCGGTCAGAGCGTTGCCCGCGCCGATCGCGTAGGAGCCAGGGCCACTATTAGCCCATGGCCCCATGATGGCGCCGGTCAGGCCTGCTTCCTCAAAGCCCGTAGGAGTAGGCGCGAACTGGATTGAGGCATTTCCAGCGCGCCGGGATTCAATCGCCCTGTCGAGGTCTTCGCCGAAGGGCTGAGCGCCATATTTCTGCGCGATGGTGTCCATCGCCGCTCGGTCAGCGCCATCACGGAAAGCCGCCTGCGCCTCTGCTGCGAAAGCCTTGTCGCGCTCCGTTAGGAAAGTGCGGTTGCCAGATGGATCATTCTGGTAGGGACCGGGAGAGCCCCCGCCATTGCCGCCGGCAGTAGGTGGAGGGGGCGGCGCACTGAATTGCCCAGGCTTTACGCCCAACAGGCTTGCAGACGCCTGATCGGCATTGCTCATTAGCTCATCAAGGCGGTTCAGCTTGTTCTCAATCTGCTGATCAGTGTCGCCCGCTTTCGGGAGGATTGAGCCGATAAAAAGCTGTTGCTCGGCAGGTGTGTTGAATTGCTGTCCAGACAGGCCAAGTGCTGCCGCCACATAAGCGGACAGACTGCCGGACGTGTCATTGAACACGCCGTTTGCAGGACGAGCAATAGCGGGCAGATATTCAGACGCGCCTCGCCCCTTAAAATTATCCTCATACTGCTTGCGCAACGCTGCAATACCGCTTTGCAGATTGCGCAGAGTGCCGCGCTTGGTTTCAAGCTCAATCCGCTGTGCACTGGTCAAGGCGTTCTGCGAGGCAGTGTCAGCCGGGCCACCCGGAATGATCTGCATCGTCGGATTGCCCTGAGCATCAGGCGGCCCCCAGCGGTAGCCCACAGGCGGCTTGTTCATGTTGGCGATGGTTGCTGCTGTAGATTCCGCCTGTCGAGCGTTGGCGTCTCGCGCTATATCGATCCGCTCGCGCTCGAACGCCTGATCTTCATCCTTGCGCGCCTCTTCCTTGGCTTTCCAGGGGTTGCGCACAATGATGCCACCACCGGCCTGAGCAGGCGGAGAGGAAGAAGTTGCGCTGTCAAACCAATCCTGAGCCATTACTTCTTCACCCCGCGCCGCCCATCTGGGCTAATGACCATCGTCCCCACTGGCACGCGTGCCATCTCTTCAGGGCTGGTAACTAGAACCGGCGTCCCCTCGCGCTGCTGCCATTTGGCAAAATCCACCCCTTGCCCGATTGATCGCATCTGATCGACGGTAAGGTGTGGCACGCCGGGGCCTGCCGTAGCCGGGGCGGGACTTCCCACCGCGCCCGGCTGCGGAGAGATAGACTGACCACCTCCTTTCGGTTCGTTGCCACCGAACGTCGCTGCAAGCCCGCGTGCGGGGCCGCTGTAAAAGTTCCCATCGGGCAAGGTTGCGGTGATCCACGGGTTGTCCTGGGTCGCCTTGGCTTTGAGCGCCGCAGCCCCTTCCGTGTCGCCCCGGCGCATCAATTCGTCATAGCCCGCGAGCCATTCAGGCAGGTTCTGCTGCTTTGGCTGCGCCGCCTTGAACATGACCCCCGCCATTTGCCGCACTTCCGGGCTGACATAGGGGTTCACCATCGCCTGCATAATGGCGGCATTGTCGCCACCGTCCGATAGCAGTGCCTGCGTCACGGCATCGCTTTCCGCCTTGTTCGCCTGGCTTGCCTTGTCGAGGCGCTTGGCATCCAGCGCGCCCATGACATTATCAACCACACGGCCCAGTCCCTGCGTCCAGTGGCCTACAGGAGAAAAGTCGGATTGCATCTGGTCGCGGGCAATCTCCTGCTGCGCCAGCAACTGTTCAGGCGTGAGGCGAGCTCCACCTTGCCCCCATACGAAGGCCTCTGCGCGCTGGTTCTGCGGCAAGCCGTCACCGATCCCCGGTGTGCCGTATCCCGTGGGGCGAATGTCAAAGGGCGACTGCGGGAGGGGGAAGCCGTTCATCATAGCCCGTAAGGTCCAATCGCAGCCTTCGCGCCAGCGCCCGCCAAGCCGAACAAGCCACCCATCATGGCGTTATGCTGCGCCAACTTGGCTTGGTAGTTCGACTGCACCAATCCCGAATAATCGACACCTCCGACGCTCGTCTGCGGAGCGCCGGGAGAAGCTTGGCCGGGATTGGCTAGCTGCGACTGCGAGAGAAGCGCGTTGAACTCGTTGAGGGGCTGCTGGCGGGTCGTCAGCGCCTCGTTGAAGGCCTGCTCGCGCCCAGTGAGCATAAGCTGGTTCATCTGGTCGCTGTTGTTCTGCCCCATACGCGTCATCTCGCGCTCATAAGCAGCAGTGCCGGGGCGAAGACCGGAATTGATAAGCTGCGAGCGCAGGGCTTCCGTCTGCTGCTGCTGCTGCGGCAGGATGCGGGATGCGCCAAGATCATAGGCCCAATCCGCCGCGTCCTGATTGTTGAACTCGAACGGGTTGGAAAGCGCTTCTTGCACCGCGCCTGACTGGTCCGCAGCGATCTGGGCGATGTTGTTCTGAGCAGTCAGCGTCTTGTCGAAGATCGCTTGGCCTTCAGGGGTGAAGCTGGTCGTCTGGCTGAACTTGGGAACGGTATAGGTTTTGCCGTCTGCGCCAACGAACGAGCTTGTGTCGGTCTGGTTATAGTTCACCGAACCGTAGGGGTTGCTCTGATCAACCATGTTCAGAAGCTGAGACTGAACAGCCGTATTCTGATTGAACTGGCTCTGAGCCTGGGCGGTTTCGTAGGGATCTGGGGCTTGAGGCGCTTTCAACTGGACGGTTCCTACTCAGGGTAGGCGCAGAGTGTCGTCCAGCCGCGCGTGTTGTGATTTGATACCGTATTTATATTCGTCGCGCAAGATTCCGACGATTATACCGTCTCTTCCCTTGCCGAACTGACTCCTGAGCCGCCCCTCAACCTGCCCGCCAAGCTTGCAGGCAAGAAAAGCCACCCATCGGCTTTCTGTGGTAATCGTCATGCGCTCGCAGCCAAGCTGATGATACACATAACGGCCAATCGCTTTCATGATGCCTGGCGTCCAGCGATGCCCATAGGCGGTCACATGGACGCTCGCCCCTTCAAAGCAATTGAAGATCACCCCGGCGCATATCTCTCCCTCCATCTCCAGTCCTATCGCTGTATATGGCGGGCAAAGATTGAATCCGAGGCCGTCTGCCACGAACCGGCCGACGCGTTCGTCAGTGACGATCAAGTCACAACCTCGGCCGTTTCATAGGTGAAGTCCATGCGGATCATCTCATCGTCGAGCGGAATAATCGAACCGCTGGAAACCTGATAGGCAAGCGCCAGGGCATAACCTTCTCCGCCCACCGACTGCCAATCCTGGTTGATGAATGAGGGAACGGATGCCCCCCAGACCGATTGCCCCCAAATACCCGTACCCCAGCTATTATCCCCGGCAAGGGATGTGGCATCGGGTGGGGGACAACCTTCCGGCGCATAGTCCGAACGCAGGCAGACGATCCCGTTAACGCGGGTGTTCGCGCGGGTCACGGCGCGGGCAATCTTGCCGATCTTGAGAGATGTGGGACTGCCAAGATCATCGAACAGAGGAACGACCTCACCGGTATAGACTTCGTCGTCATCGGTTCCGCCGACATTGGCGATCCAGATGCGGCCATTATCCCCACCGAAATAGAGTTGTCCCTGAAACACCTCCATGCAGTTGGCCTGCCAATTGGTGAAGCGCGCCCACGCGCCCGTTTCCGTATTGGATACGAACATGACAGGGTCAGCGCCGCCGATCATTTCAGGCGGCGCGATGACGGCCATCTTCTGCTCAGGCCAGATTTCGCACTGCCATGCCTTCATGCCGCGCAGGCGGGTGGCATCGGACCATGCGTCCGCTATCTTGTAGGAAACCGTGGCGACCGCGAGCGACGTGACATCAAGATTGATCGCCTTCGACAGCGGAACCAGACCGACACTGGTCGCTATGGCAATATCGCCGCCGCCCCGGAAGTGCGCACGCGGCCCAAGAGGGTGGCCGATGCGATAAGTGCCGACCTTGCTCCATGTCGAAGCCTCTTCCGGCGATGTGCCTTGGTAGACCGCGACCTCACCCTCGCTGGACACGAATATGCACTGCTCCGACAGGCCGGCATCAGCGGTCCCGTCCAGCGACCATGCCGCCCCGAACAGGAGCGAGCCGCCCCGCCCGAATATGCCGCCCAGAGGGAAGAAGTCAGCGGCACCGCCCACGGCATCGATCGGCATGTACCAGGCATTCATGCTGTTGGCCTGCGCGAACCAGAGCCGGTTCTTAAAGACCCAAACATAGGACATATTGGCGCTGGTCAGCCCGCCCGTGAATGTAGGCCCCGGAACCGTCAGGCTGTTAGCGCCATTCGCCGCGCCTGACCCGGTTCCGCTGCTGGTGATGGCCTCGTTGTCCTGGAAATCTCCGGACAGGCCGGTGAGGTAGAGGAATACGACGCCAGGCCCGCCGTCCACCACCTTGTAGATCGTAGCGGATTCGCCCGATGCCCCCCCGGTGATCGCCTGGCCAGCAAGGAATGTCCCCGTGACACCATCCACCTGTAGTATGGACACGCCGCCTGCGATCAGCGGCCAGAAATCCGAGCCATCGAAGATAAAGCCGGTGTCCTTGCCGTTCACGCCGACCAGATAGACGCCTCCCGAAGTGGCGAACTGGACCACAATCCAGTCGCCTCCGGTGAAGCCGCTCATAACATCGAGGTCATCCGTTGAGTTAACGCCGAACCAGTCGCCGGTCTCAGTGACAATCAGCGCATCTTCGTCCGTCACCATTTCCCAGCCGAACGGGAATATCACGGACGTTATGTTGTAGATCGTGCTCTCATTGGCCGCGAACAGCTTTTGGTTGCTGCCGTTCATGTAAGAGAAGATCGCGCGCGCCGGCTGCGTGCCTTCGCCCAGCGTTGCATATAACTGCTTTCCCCGCCGCAGCTTTACGCTGGATGCCTTGGGAAAGAAATTGTCGAGGATTGACGCGCCAGGCCCCTCGAACGAGCGCGGGTCGGACAGGCTGCGATTGCTGATCCAGCCCGCAACCGGCGCATCGAACTTGTGTGTCTGTGACTTCCGGGGCTTGGGGCGCGTTTGCCGCCTTGCGTAGACCATCAGCCGAGCCTCCAGGGCCAGCCCGGCTGCGTGCCGGCCAGCCAGCGCGCCTGCCTGCGGCGGATAGGCTTGGAACCCTTGTCCTTTGCCCCATACTCATCGAGCGCCTTGATAAAGGCTTCCTGATCGCCCGAAGCGTCGAGCTTCTTGTTCTCCCTCCACCTCCATACAAGCCCCAGCGTCAACAGCCGCTCGTCTAGTATGAAGCTATCCGTATCCGTGTCGAACTGAGCCTTAGGCGTAGTATCGGCCGCACGGGCATAGTTCTTGCTGATGTAGGGGAATGTGGCCGTCTGCCCGGCAGTCGGGACCGGAGAGAATTTCAACTTTCCGCCTGAGATGATCCAGCCACCGGGCCAAGGATTGAAGCCGAACGCCTCAGCCCTCAGGAACTGGTTCAGGTCATCGAATGAGGCATAGCCCCAAAACCAGCCAGAGAGGTCGTCTACCTTGCTGGACAGCAGCATGCGACCGTAGTCAGACGGCAAAGCAAACTCGCTCGTCGCGCCGTCCCCGGTGATCGTTGCAACGCTCTGTAGCGCTTGCCAGTCCTGATATTGGGTGACATCAGCCGCGACCTCGTTCACCCAATCGCAGATTTCCTGCTCAAAATTCCCGGAGGCGCCGAAGAATGTTGCCGGCTTGCGACCGATCAGGCGCAGCGCCGCCGATTGCATAGCCGACAAAACAGTCATTTACGCCGCCATCGCCGTTTCAAGCATGGACACCAACGAAGCGCGCGACGGGTTGCCTCGTGGGCGGGCCCCGGTCAGCTTCTCCAGCTCGTCCTTGATCTGAACATCGGAATATTCGGCAAAGGCATCATCGGCCTGCTGCACGATCGCGGCGATTTCTTCAGGACTGTTCTGTTCAACTGGCACGGCGGCGGCGCCACCAGCCTTGAGCGCGGCGATTTCCGCCTTCAGCGCCTCGATCTCTGTCATCGCGTCCGAGGTCTGGAAACGCTCTGCCATGAAGGCGCGTGCGGCATCCTTGAGGCGATTGGCGTTCATGCCCAACGACTTGACCGACTGGCCTTCCAGGTGGTGCAACGCTTCGATGCTGTAGATCTTCAGTGCTCGGCAAAGTGAAAGCTGTTCGGGCGTGACGCCATATTTGCGCAGCATTTCGAGCGGCGTACCAAGCGCCTCCTGCGCCGAACCTTCCTTGAACTGCCGATATTGCTCCGGCCACCTCTCAGCATAGGTCAGAACGTGGTTGCCTTCGCGCTTCCAGAATGCGTCGGTCGGGAAGATTGGAGCGTAATTCTTTTGCCCAGCGAACCGGACCTCAACGACCTCCTTGCGCTCCATGACGGGGTAGCCGGAAGTCTCCGATTTTGGGATATTCTCAACCTCGATGATCTTGAAAAATGGGGTGATCGTGATTTCTCGCTCATCGATTTCCACAACGCGGGTCATCTGAATATCCTTGGGTTAGAGGTAACGGGCGGGAGCCATGACCCCCGCCCACGTCAGTTAAAGGGTGCCCTTGCGCGCCCAGAAATAGGCGTTGATGGGCACGCCACCCGGAAGCGTGGTGGAGTTGGGGGCGTAGAAGCCGCCAGCGCCAGCAGCAGCCGTCATGGCAGGTTCGGTGATCGTCACCTGCGTGCCAGGCGCAGCGGCTGCGGCGATGGCAGCAGAGGCTTTGACGAACACATAGCTATGGCCATCGTCGCCAATCGCGTAGTCGCCCACCTTCGGGCTGACCATGTTCGGCTGATCGTACCAGACCTGGCCAGCGACCACGACCTGCGAGAGGTTGGGGCCGAGCGAGGGATTTGTGCGAAACGGAGAAGGCATGTCAGTATCTCCTTACGAGGTGGTGCGGGTGCGGTAGGAGAACAGCGGGTTCTCCAGCACGAATTGGCCGCTCCAGACGATGCCCTGCGCCACAGCGTCCTGGTTGATCGGGCGGATGCCGTTGCCGGGATGGAACGGCACAAAGTCCTGACCGGGGAACGTGTAGATCGCAGCGCCCTGCGTATCGATGCCGAACACGGTGTTGGCCGGCATGACGTTTCCGATACCGCCAGCAGCGACGATATCGACCGGACCAGCAGGCGTGATGTAGCTGAGACCCGAGAAGCCGAGCTTGCCCAGACGCTCCGACATGATCCGCTGATGCGCCACGAACGAAGCATCGATCGGTTCATATGCCAGCGCGTCCGCGATCAGCAGATCCGCATAACGACCGTTGCGCGAACGGTTGAGCGAGATGCGGTTGATGATCGGGCGAACGGTCGTCACGTCCCATGCGGTGAAGCCTGCCACATCGCCGGAGGCAATGTTGAAGGTACTGGTGCGCCAGTTGGGGACTGATGCGCGATCGATGCCGCCATAAGTGCCGGTGTTTGGCAGGATCGGCACGGCGCCGCCCAAGCCAATCATCTGCCGGCCGCCATCTGCGGTACCGTCGCCCACCATGGCGACTTCGAAGCTCTCCTTGGCAGACTTTTCGGCCGCGTCCAGATAGAACTCCATGAGGTCGATGACCTCTTCCTCGCCGCTGTTATACAGCAGTTCGGTGCCGTTCAGCGAGAAGGGCGCGACAACCCGCGACCAGTTCCACGAAGCGCTGTTCAGCAGCTCCTTGGGCGTGATCTCGATCTTGTCATAGCCGGTGAACCACTGCGCGGTCAGTTTGTCGAATTCGACCGGGATGCGAAGCTCCGGGCCGCCTGCGCGCTTTTCCTTGATCCGGCCACGATCCTTGAGGATCGCGGTCAGAGGGGTGGAGTTGTAAACGATATCCTGGACCTGTTTGGAACGCCGCGCCACGGAGGCGGTGAGCGTCTGGCCCATATCAATGCGGGTATCGATAGGCATTGGGCTGTTCCCTGTTTACGCTATCCTGCGGCGACGAACTTCGTCTTGCAGAATGTCGCGGATTGAACCGCCGCGTTCAGGCTCCATGTCTGGTGTGATGGACCCCGGCGCGGATTTGATGGATTTTGTGCCGCCGAGGTCAGAAACAGCGCGGCCGGAGGGTTCGCTTACAGGAGCCTGTTGGACCTGGGCGGGGACATCGGAAGCCGGATTGATCCGTGCAGCCATGTCATATGCCGCCTCAAGCCGATCTATCTGGCTCAAGTTAGTAGGAATCTTACCAGATTGCAGGAAGAACGCAATGTCCTGCTCCAGTTCCGCATAGCGCGGGTGGGTGGCGACGAAGGGCCCGATAACCGTATCGCGGATACGTTCGGCACGCTCCTGCGCAAGCTGCTGCTCCAGTTGCGAGACGCGGGGGTCTTGCTGGGGCTGCTGCCGAACTTCCGGAGCGATATAAGCGCGGGCATCCTGCCCGATATGCTGGGCCAGTGCTTCCGGTGCCACATTGAACGCCTTGAGAATATGACTGATCGCCTGCTGCGGCTGCATGTCCATATTCGCCAGCAGCGCCTTGAACCCCTCGGTAGGGTTTGAGCGCAGCGTGTTTTCCATGTTCACATAGCGGTCCAGCGCCTCGGGGAGCGAGGTTCCGGACTGTGTCGCCATCTGGTGATAGCGGACGAGGGGAGCGATAAATTCACGCGCTGCCTTTGTCTCGTTCTCATGCTCCGAGACAAGCCGCGCGACCTCGCCCTTTACCTCGTTGGGGACGTTCGGCCAAAGCTCCTTTGCGCGCGGCAGGAACTTCTGCGGCGCTTCGGGGTGGCGTGGGCGCCGGTCCTGATCCTGCTTGAGTTCATCCCTGGGCTGATCGTCTGCCTTGGCGTCAGGCTCAGCCGGATCCTTCGGCGCGAATTTGCCGCGCTCGTCACGCGCCTTCTCCGCCTTCGGATCATCAGCCTTGTCGACCTCTTTGGGATCCTTGGAAGGCTCGGCCTTTTCATCCTTGGCGTCTGGCCCTTTTGCTTCAGGTGTCGCTGGTCTCTCAGCCTTCTCCGCTTCGGCCGTCTGCTCCTTCACCACGCCTGCGATCGTGTCACGCAAGGAAGTTGGTTCGTCCAGCGTGCGCGGAATGCCGGCGCCAGAGGCGGACGGAGAGGGCGCATCGTCAATAACGGTGCTTGCCGGGGTGGAATCTGCGACCTGATCGTCCATTGTTCGGTTCCCTGTTAGTCCGCAACTGGGCTGACTGTGACAGGCGGGATTCGCCCCGCCTTTACGTCCGCGATGCCCGCCTTGATGTCCTCACGCCGCTGTGCGCGGTCAAATTTGCGCTCGACGGGCTTCAAGCGCTCATTCCCAAGTTCGATGTAATTCTCGCCCTGCGGATTGCCGTCCGCGCGAAGGGTGCGGCGATAACTCGCAAGACTGTCGTGCATCTTTCCGTCCATGCCGAGGCAGGGGGCAATCTGATCCGACAGGACACGCGGCGCGGAAAGCTGGCGTTGCGCCGCCTCGCCGCAGTCGCATGCCTGTGGAGCATCGAAATCAGCGAGCTTCACCACCCGCTCGAAACGATGCCCTTCAGCGCAGAGGAAATCATATAATGGGATGGCACACCTCCATCGCGTCGACGTGCTTTGTCATGCCCCTCTCCTTACGAAGCGATCTGGGCCGCCAATTCCTTGCCAAGGGCTGGCACCATCCCAAGCTCGGCAAGTTTGGCGGTTGAGGCTGTGTCGGCCGTGATGGCGGCGGCTACGTAGCTCGCGAGCGGCGGTGCCATGGACAGTTCGGCCAGACGCCTTGCGATGCCAGTTCCTGCCGTGATCTGTGCTGCAACTTCCTTGGCCAATTCGGTCGGCATGCCGAGTTCGCAGAGCCGTTTCACATTACCTGTTGCCATGTGTCATCTCCTTGGAAATCATGTGCCGGCGCGCTGCGAGTAGAAGGAAACAGGATCCGTCACATCGATGCGCCCGGCCGCCCTGTAGCCAGCGGCGTAGACAATGGCCGCGTCCCAATCATTTGCGTACCATGTGAGGGTGTCGGCAGGCGGGGTTGTCCCATCTCCCCCTGCGACGAGGCCATGGCAGAACAGGTCAACGACCACGCCATAAATCGCCGCCCGGTCGATGAGCCGCTTCACCTGCGTCAGCGTCATGCCGCCGATATTAACCCGACCCTGGCCGATCAGTTTGTATCCAAGATTATATTCGTTCGGATGCCCGTTCCAACCGATGCCAGTGGATGCGATCTTGAACCCGGCAGCGAGAAGCACGGCGTCGGTGGACGCATTATTACTTGAAAAAGGATAGGCAAAATCATCAAGTGCATTGTCTAAGCCGACATTTCGGAAAACATCACGCGATGCGGCAACGTCGATAGCCAACTGCGCTGCGCCAGCCACGACATAATCCTTGTGGTCCGGCCCTTGGCTTAAGATAGGCCAACCAGCATCGTGCAGTTGCTTGACCCTGACCCAGGCAGCGCCTTTGCCGGCAACCTTATCGGTATCGCCCGCCGCGTAGCAGGTAATTCCATATTTCTGCGCGATGGGCAGGGCGATACTCGGCAAGGACGCATCTTCATAGCGGTCGAAACCGAACATCACAGCGCCGCGAGCAGGTGTATTCTGGAAGGCCATGACCCGATCGACATAGACCGTGCAGGCGTCGTTCGCCGTGGTGTTGATGCTGATCTGGACGCCG